CCACTAAATCAAAGCCTGCGCAGCAGTTTTGTAAATAACACAGCCACGGTGAATACCAAAGATCTAGGCAACATTCCAAGTAGACAAAGCCTTAGTGAAGCATTGAAACCCAGAGCCGACAATGGCGATCAGGGTGGCTTCTTACCGCCTGGCACCTAACGAAAGAACACAAGTGCAACAATTTTTTTATGACGCCCAGATACGCAGATTCCTGTTGCAGTTCACTAGAATTTTTTCAGGATTCCAAGTAGAATATGGCAACGAAACTGACGGTGTAAACGCTGCCGCCTTGTTGCGTGTGCCTGTGCGCTACGGCGATGCCAGTCGCAATGCACAAACCATCATACAAGAAAACAGTCGTAATGCGTTGCCGTCAACTCCATTGATGACTTTTTATATCACTGGCCTGGACTATGAGCAAACACGTTTGCAAGATCCAACTTTTGTCAGCAGAATCAATGTTCGACAACGTACCTATGACTCAGCCACAGAAAGCTACGAAACCACCCAAGGCAATGCATTCACAGTGGAACGACTCATGCCTGTGCCTTACAAGCTCACCATCAACTTGGACATTTGGACAAGTAATACCAGTCAAAAACTTCAATTGCTGGAACAGGTGTTGACCATGTTCAATCCCAGTTTGGAAATACAAAGCACAGACAACTACATTGACTGGACCAGTTTGAGTGTGGTGTTTTTGGAACAGGTAACCTGGAGTTCAAGAACCATTCCTGTGGGCACTGACAATCCCATAGACATTGCTACATTGAGATTCAGTTTGCCAATTTACATCTCACCACCAGCCAAGGTATTGAAACTGGGTGTGATTGAACGGGTGATTGCATCAATCTATGACGCACAAGGCGACCTAAATGATGCTGTGCAAAACAATGATTTGTTGCTGGGCACCAGACAAGTTATCACTCCTTACAACTATGCCACTGTGTTGATTGGCAACAAAATTCAAGTGTTGCAGGCCAGCGACTTGGCACAAGAACCGGGCAATGACTTGCTTACTCCCGCAGGCATTGTGTCTGACAGCAATCTATTGTGGCCTGCTGTGATTGATTTGTACGGATCCTTGCGTCCAGGTGTGAGTCAAATCAGACTGATACAGGCTGATGAGTCTGAAATTGTGGGCACTGTGGTACTGGATCCCAATGACGATAGATTTTTGTTGTACAGTGTGGACATTGATACCACTCCACAAAACACCCTGGAGCCCGTGGATGCTGTGATCAACCCCTTGACTTCTGGTCCAAGACCTGAAGACAGTGTGTTGGCTGGTGTGCGATACCTGCTGACTGAAGACACTGGATCAGGAGTCAATCAGGATCCAGCACAGGCTTGGGTGGGCGAAAATGGTCGTCCTCTTGTGGCCTATGCCAATGACATCATTGAATATCGCAACGGTGCTTGGCGAGTGGCATTTATGGCCAGCACTGCCAACGAAATCCAGTATGTCACAAATATAACCACAGGTCTACAGTATGAGTGGACTGGCGACAGTTGGGTCAAAAGCTATCAAGGTGTGTATCCTGGAGGCACCTGGAGACTGGTACTGTGAAGGCCGTGGGTGTTTGGTTCCGCAGTGTGGCCACGTCAAGATATCTTTATCTCTTGCGCAATGACACAAAAAATCCCAGTACCTGGGGCTTGCCTGGCGGCAAAGTAGAGCCTGGAGAAACATTGCTGGGTGCCATGGAACGTGAATGCATTGAAGAACTGGGCCACATGCCTGAATATCAACGCTTGGTTCCCTTGGAAAAGTTCACATCAGCTGACGGTGTGTTTGAATATCACACCTGGATATGTGTTGTATCTCAGGAATTTGTGCCCACACTCAATCATGAGCACTTAGGCTGGGCTTGGATTGATCGAGGCACATGGCCTCGACCCATGCATCCAGGTCTATGGAACACAGTGAATTTAACCACTGTGCAAGACAAGATACACACTGTAGAGCAGTATCTTGCTGCAGATTCTCAAGCCTGACTTTCTTGGAATTGCAACTGCACCTCACCAACTGGGGTAGTGCTGGTTGTCAACGCTGTGATGGTCACTGCCAACACTTCAGGACCATTGGGATAGGTACCTGTGCCGGGAACAGCACTGGTTCCAATCTGTTTGACATTGGTCAAGTCCAACACTCCAGAATTGGTTGTTGAAATAGGTATGGCAAACAGTCGTTCGCCTCCTACAATTTCAGCTGAAATATTTTGCACAATCAATGACATGTCGTTTGCCGGGGTAGAACCGCCTATCACATTGCCAAGGATCTTCAGTGTGTCGCCCACAGCATAGCCTGTGCCAGGATTTTGAACTTGTATGGCTGTGGTGGTAACTCCATAGGTGGTGCCTGTTCGTGTCAACTGCACAGTGAGGTTGGCTCCACTGCCTGCACTGGATACCACCACTGGAACAAGATTGGCAAAACTTTGATTTGAAGAGAATGTAACCTTGGTTCCTGTACGAGTAAAACCGCCCGTGGTACTCAATGGTGCAGATTGCACGCCACCGGTACTGACACCAGAAAAAACTGGCGCTGTGGAAAACTGTGTAAAGCTGGGCTGGAAGCCACCGCCTGCATTGTTCAGTCCTGCCCACGGTGTGTTGGCACTGTCAATGTTGTTGGGGTTCAAGATACCCGCCACCAAGAATCTACCAGCAGTGATGTTGAGTGTGAGGTTGACCAGGGTCAACTGTGCTCGATTTATAAGATCTTTTACTCCCAGATCTCCAATCACACCATTGCTGACGCTGGGGCTGAGACGCATCACAAACGCCACTTGTTGTGCGCCTACCAGAGCAGGCAAACCATAGTTGGTACGGTTGAACTGGAAGCTGTAGCCTTCGTCACCGTCAAAGTTGCCGTCCATGATAATGGCCGAACCCCAGTGATTTACCAAGGGTGTACAGGTGTTGCTGATCAAAATTACACCAGTGTTGATAACATGGCTGGCAGCAGCTGAGCTGGTGTAACTGCGACTTTGTCCTTCTTGCCATTGAGTAAATGTTGCGGCTCTGGTGCAACCAGTCAAGATGTTGCCATTCTTGCCAGAATACTTTATGACTTCGCTGTCAATCATCACAAACACTGGATAAGTCACAGAAGCTGCAGGGTAATCTGTAGCGTCTACCAAGGTGATTTGAACTTGGCTGGCGTCAATGGCGCTGGCAAGACTGCTGTTGGGTGTTTCATTGATGGCTTCATAACGTGCTGGCAAGTTACCTGAGCGCATGAATGCTTCGTTGTTCAAGTTGTTGTTGGGGCGGCGATGTGCATGAATAAATCTACCATCTTGTCCACGTACCATCCAGGTCACATAACCTGCACCGTACCATGAGTATTCAATACCCAACATCTGCATTTTGGTGGCGTTGATGGTGTAGCCTGATTGACCGGTTCCGTCTATTTTGTCAATGTTGAAGTCGGGTTGTCTCACACGCAATTCAGTGCGCAAACACATTTTCACACGAGTTTGATTGCTCACCCCTCGAAACGGAGGAATCACTGTCATTCTGTTGTTGTTCAAGATGCTGGTAACATAGTGTGACATGCCTTTGATTGTGACCAAATCTCCAGTGTTGACTTGATCTTCAAATCTACAAGTTCCATCTCCTGTGACCAGGTTGCTTCCCACGCCCACGCTGACCAAGCCGGCCAACTGATTGGTTGAAGTACGCAACACTGTATTCAAACTTTGTCCATCATGTTCCCAAAACATTCCGTTTTGATCATCAAACATGCCGGCACGAATACTGGCGCCGTGCCAGCCTGACACGTTGATTCTTGGTTGTTGCCCCAGCGTGGGAGTAGCACTGCCCAGGGTGGCAATTGCATTCACAGTGAATGAAAGATCGCTGACAATGGCAGTGACAGTGTAGGCAGGTTGATTGTAGCCCGATGTGGTAATACCACTGAGCACAATCACAGCTCCAGCGTTGAGTCCGTGCTCAAGGTCAGTTGTGATGGTTATGGCAGATCCTATTGCAGTTCCTGCTGCGGTTATTGCTGCCACATCCAATGTGGGTTGTAGCATGGTACCTGAAGTAAACAACAGGCCTTTACCAGATTGGTAACGGAAGTATTTTTTGGTTTGTCGCACAGCACTGGCGCCACGAGTGGGGCTGCCGGGACCAATGATAACACCACCGTCAAACGGTCTGGGCAAAAAGCTGGCATTGCTGCGTATGTTGATCTGTCCCACCACTGGACTGACCACTATTGCACCAGCTTTGGCTGTGTATTGGAATGTGGTAGTGCTGGGAACAGCAGTCACAATAAACGAGCCTTCAGCATAAGATTGATTGGTTCCTGAGCTGAGAACAGTGATAATAGGAGTGCCGGGAACCAAACCATGAGCAAATGTTGTGGTTACTGTTATGATACTGGGATTGCCGCCATCGCTGGCCATGGATATCACAT